GATTAGAATAGTGTGTCCTGCGTAGGCAACCATTAAATCTGGTATCCCTCCGCCAACCATGTGAAGCAGAAACACATCTGCCCCCATTTTTCGTAGTGCTTTTACCACATCACCTTGATTTTTATCAGTTTTTTTAAATGCGTATGCCATATTATTTGTTAGTATTGGTTTACTTATAGATTATAGGGGTTCTGAGTGAACAAATATCATTTGACTGACGACCAGTTTATAGCGGAATGGAATAATCTTGGGTCGGCAATGAAGTTTGCCCAGAAACATGGAATGGCTGAAAGGGCGGTATACAACCGCAGAAGGTCTATAGAACAAAGGCTTAACATTGTACTTACAGCTTTTAATGACCAAAGAATAGACCAAACTAAAAAGATATTTGAAACTGCTGGACACGCTAGGCGTGGTTCAGAATTACAAAAAGGGCATATTGTAGCGTTTGGCGATTGTCATTTTTGGCCCGATGTTTCATATACCACCGCTTACAAAGCCTTATTAGAAACCATTAAAGAGTTTAAACCCAAGGTTGTCATGTGCATAGGCGATGCTTTTGACGGTAGCCAAGCAAGCCGTCACCCACGCATAGGTTGGTCTAATACTCCTACAGTTAAAGAAGAATTAGAGTGCTGTCAAGAAATGATGGCTGGCATTGAAGCTGTTTCTAAAGGTGCTGAGTTAATTTGGACTTTGGGCAACCATGACGCTAGGTTTGAAACATTCCTATCTAATGGCGGGGCGCATAGCTATCAAGGTGTACAAGGGTTTACCCTTAAAGACCACTTTCCTATGTGGAAAGGGTGTTGGACATATTGGATTGAAAACGCTGGCACAATGAATACGGTGTTCCGTCATAAGTGGAAGGGTTCGTGGTCAGGTGGCAGAAACAATACCCTAGCTGCTGGTACTCATGTCATTAGCGGTCATACCCACCATTTAAGCGCTATTCAATACAATGATTACAACAGTCATGGGCGTTGGGGGGTGCAAACAGGTTGTCTGGCAGACCCAAGAGGCGAACAGTTTGTGCATTACACAGAAGATGCCCCTACTGATTGGACAAGTGGATTAGCATTATTAACTTATGAACAGGGCCATTTATTGCAACCTGAGTTAATTCGGGTGTTTGATGAAGGCAAAGGTCTTGTAGACTTTAGAGGAAAGTTACACCATTACTAATGCACCTTAGTCCATCTATTCTTAAAAACCTATACAGCGCTATCTACTGTATGAAGCCATTTTGTAACTGGCGGGGTATGCCATTGCCAGATGAAATTGAGTTTATTGTAGATAAAGGTGATGACATGGGCACTTACCTCTATGACCCATCTAATGACAAATACGAACACATCATTACTATTTCTGAGGTTCGTTGTGGGACTCTAGACACGGTGTTAAAGGTGTTGCTTCATGAAGCAATCCATATGTCCCGTCATCGGACAAATAAATGGACACACCACGACAAGGAATTTCGTAAAAAAGCCTACCGTATTTGGTCTGAAATTGGGTTTGTTGACCCTCTTGAACTTTAACTGGGCCTGCCATATTTAACCTTTTTATTTGTTAAAGTCTTTTCCAAGTCTTTTATATTGTAATTCCAATAGCCTCTCGCAGGTAATTCCGTGTTTATCTTCAAAAGCGTTGATGCCCATTCTGTGAAGGCTATCATTTCCGTTCCTATGGTGTTCTGGGCATAATGCAAGCACAGGGGATGCAGACCGAACATTTCCATACCTACGCACATGATGGAGTTCTGACGGAGTGCCTTCAAACCCATAGACTTCGGAACATAAAATACATCCGAGTTCTGCAATCTTATTGAGAGTGTTCTTTTCACTTTTTGTAGCCATCAGCTAGTTCATACCATTGTTGATAAAACTTTTTAAACATCTGTGTGCCTACGCCTAATTGAATACATGGGCCTTCTGGTTGCACCCTAAAAAACTTTTCAACCTTCATTTCATTATCGGTGTGACCGTAAACAATTACAACAATAAATCCTTCTTTTGCAGCTAAAGCCTGTAATAGTCTTTGCTGACCATAACTTATCTTTTCACCTTCATACTCATCATCTTTTGGGCGCTTCCATTCCATTACAAAGAATTGCCCATTTCTTTCGCATATACCGTCTATATCGCTTGGGGAAAACTTTTCATTACTAGGTATTAACCCTATAAGTTCACCATAGTCTACTATTTTAGGAAACATAGTACGCATTGACCTCATTTTAACCATTGCTTTCTTACTTGGTCATAAGTAGCAAACTCTAGCTGTATTGTTTCTTCTGCTAATTCACAAGCAATTTGAGTGGCTTTTTCATAATTGTTTTTAAGTGTTGCTTCATGGTATTTTCTTAGAAGTCTTTGAATTTTAAGGTAATTTTCTGAGTAATCACTCATTTGGTTAGTCTTTCAATATTACGGTTGTTAGCTTGTTCTGTGCGCCAGGCTTCAAATCTCATCTTGGCTGCTTCTAATTGCCATCTGTACGCTTCTGTAGATTCAGTCGCCAATCCAATCGCCTTGCACAAATCTTGATACTCTTGGCTTCTATAAGCCTCTCGTTCTTGTGCGCCCAGACTTTGTTCGTCTGTCTGTGCCATTTTAATCGCTTTAAGAGAACTTTTAAACGCCTCAAGCTGGGCCAATTCGCCCTTCGCTTTGGCATACGCTGGCGCTGTTTTGAAGATAAAGTCAATAGCATCGTTAGGGTCATAGTCCTTCATAATTGTTAATCCTTTCGCCAATCCAGCGCATTACAGGCACAGCCATAGAGTTACCTAACGCTTTATACCTTGCACCACTTGGACAGTTTTCTTTAATGTTAGTGTAATTGTCTGGGAATCCCTGTAAGCGTTCACATTCAACTTCTGTAAGTCTACGGACTGCCATTGTTGGACTATAAACATTTGGCACATGGTGGTAGTCTGAACCAGTATCTAATGTTTTAGTTATATTTCCAGTAACAGAACTGTTATAAGCATCAAAAGCAACTGCATGGCGGCTTGATGTGTCCAATGTGTGCATTGGGTCACCAGGCAAACCAATACCTAATCCATTTCCTTTTCCATCATTATTTCTATTTGCACCACCGCCTGTAAATTGTGTAGCTTGTGCATGAATTGGTATTGGCTGTAATACGGCTTGAAATCTATTTTTATCAGGCATACGCTGGTCATCAGAAGTTCTAGTTAAAGTTTCTGCTGTTTGTCCACCATTCCAAAATGTAGGAATTATGCAACCGGAGGACACATATTGATTGTCCATTTTTTGTCCTCCACAGCTTGTGTCGAGTGTGCCAACAACGCTTGGTATAAAATTATCGGCAGTTTCTTGCCTCGTCTTTCTGCCCTGTTTAGTATTCCCTGACAAGCTTTCGGACTCAAATAATACTTTTGCGGCAGGTTTCCAATCTCCAAAGTGTCCGACAACAAACACTCGTCTGCGTCTTTGTGCGACTCCGAAGTTTTGAGCATCAAGCACCCTATATGCGAACCCATACCCGAGTTCAGCCAGCGCCCCGAGGAAGGCCCCAAAATCCCTTCCGTTGCCACTACTGAGGACACCTGGCACATTTTCCCAAACGCACCACTTGGGTCTAAACTTGTCAAGAATTCCAACATAGGTAAGGGCAAGATTTCCTCTTGAATCTTCAAGTCCTTTTCTAAGACCTGCAACGCTAAATGATTGGCAGGGAGTTCCTCCGACCAAAAGTCCAACTGTTCCGTCAATTTGCCACTCCTTGTATTTAGTCATATCACCAAAATTAGTTACATCAGAATAGTGATGTGCTAATACTTGTGATGGGAATTTCTCAATTTCGCTAAATCCTACTGGTTTCCAGCCCATGTGATGCCATGCTACTGTGGCAGCTTCTATGCCTGAACATACGCTTAAATAATTCATTTAAGTGCCAACCATAGACCAACTTGGGCAAAGGCATAGCCACCCCAAATCATAGCGTTAGATGTAGCACCTTTATTAAATTGGGCTATACAGACTATAAGGTAGCCTAACCCTGTAGCACCTACTATTATTTTTTCCAACATCCTTTTTCTCCCCTATTTCCTTTTGCATATTGGTCTACAAAATCATTTACATATATATGTAGATTTGGTGATTTGCTGATGTATACACGAAACTTAGTTAGCCCCATTTCTTGACGGTATTTACACAGTTGCCTGACGGCTGATTTGTGTAGAAATTCTTTGTCGTAATTGGGCGTAGGACTCTCCTGCGTAAGGAATAACTCCAAGTTCGGCTGCTTTAGCAAGTGTTAATTCTTCCGATGAATACCAAGGTAATGCTGGCTTTTTGGGCGCTTCAAAGTCTAATTCATCAAGCCAACGCATTTGATTAAGCCATGAAGCAGGGTAAGGAATAAACTCCTTATCCGTGCCTTTGACCCTCCAGTATTTTATATGACTTGCAAGGGCCTCAATTACTTCTTGGTGTTCTTCTGGTTTTAATTTTAGCCACGCCTTTATCGCTGCCCCCTTTGCTACTTTTTTTGGGTAAAGTCCCCAGAATGTCGCAAACATTGTATTTCTCCCCTGTTTGATATTGGACAATAGCTTCTACCATTGATGCTGTTACGCCTTGCTGAACCAAAAACTGTAAGCCAGCCTTGTCATAGCGTACATTGACATCAGCAGACCCATCAGGGTTTTCTTTAACTTTGATTATCTTTATTAGCACTTTTAACCTCGTTGTCCATCATAGAAACAATTAAATTTGCAATAAATAAAGCCTGTCCTTCACCTTCTGTATGGACATCTACTTCATTACCTTTAGCGGTAATCATAATATTGGCTTGTGTTAGCTTTTCAGCGTCAATTCTATCTTCAGTTGTAAAGGTTGTCATTAATATCCCCAAGGGCGTATAGGTTGAACAGGTTGTGCTGGTATGTATGGTGTGTATGGCGTGGGTTGTGGCGCTTGGTAAGTGCCTTGGTATTGACCAGCAGCACCGTAAAAGTTTACTTGATTACCGCTTGTTTGTGCGCTGCCTTGGTATTGACCTTGTGGGCCGTAGTAGTTGGCAGTATTGCCAAACTGTTGAATGTTACCTAAATATTGACCTTGTGGGCCATATAAAGCCTGTGCTTTTGCTGGTATGCCGTATCCAAACATAATACCTAGAAAAGCACCTAATAAACAAGCCCCTATAAAATCTTTCATTTAAATCCCCTTAAATGTTTACTCGTTATTGAGTCATTCCAATTTATTACTAACTTCCCCTATTGTCACTAATTATTTACTTCAAGTTGCCTAAATACGACAAGGCTGTATTTGGCAGTTGCTACTCGTTAGGTGGAAAGCCACAAAAACCCTAACTTACTGCATCCTACAATGGTGGCTTAACGCCTTGATAAAAAGGGGAGGTGGCAGGACTCCGTGATGTATGGTTGCGAAAGGGGAAATCGCACCTACCACCTCTTGATTAGTTTAGCTTATTTTTCAACTTAAATACTTTCAATAAAGACAAGAAAGCCTCGTACCCATCTTTAAGGTCTTGTTCTTTATGGATTTTTATTGCAACTTCATTTGTATCCTTATTAATAAACACATTAGCGCATATTGCGTCAGGCCCTAAAGCCTCTCTATAGGCTGCTAGCTGCAATGTATACTCATAGTAGGGTGTTAGTTCACCAGGGGGTTTCTCTGTCGTTTTAAAGTCAATTACTACGCTAGGCAGGTTATTGTCGGCCTTACAGTACAAATCGACCTTGCCACCATAACCTTCGGGGTGTCTAAAAGACTGTTCTGACAACCATTGGCGTTTTCCAAAGGTGCTGTCAAGATGTTCTTGAACCCTAGCGATATAAGTAGGCCACTCAGGTAAATAAACATTAGAGAAATAACTATCCAAAATGTCGTGGATATTAGTACCCCTCTGTGCAGCTTCCCTGCTTTTTCCTTTTGCAAGGTCAAGTATTCTTGATACCCATTCTTTTTCATCTTCGTTTTCCCATCTTGGATATTCAACCGCAGCGTATAACACTTGGGTTTGTTTCCAAGTGTCTAGGCCCGATTTAGATAACATTGAATTAATTGTTGTAACACTAGGTACTAACCCTAATTCCCTAGCGTCTTTTATATTGGTGTTTCGTTCTTTACCGTTTTTACCAATAATTGTATAGCGTGGTTCGCCTGTGTTTCCACAATACCAATGTTCTGCCATTTGTTTCCCCTTAGATTTACTACTTAATTTGCAACTGTAATATTTTCATTCTATCAGCGTCATCTTGCACCATGTCTGCTGCCAGTTGAAATGCTGTATTTAAAACGCTTTCAAGACCACCTAGCGTCATTGAAATAAGCTGTCTTTCTTCATCCACATGGTATTCCTCTGTGTGAATAATTGCCTGTTCTTTAATAATGCAATTCAACTGGGTATTCATATTAACTCCTAAAATGGCACATCATCTTCAATGGTGTTTTTAGGTAATTCATCAGCGCCAGACTCTTTAAAGCCCATTGGTAACTTTTCTTTTCCAATAGAAACGCTAAAGTATTTACCGTTTTTACCTTCTTTAACCCATGCAGACAGCCAATGTTCTTTGCCATTGTTCATAATTGAACCTGTGTAGTCTGGGTGGGTTTCACTTGTTTTGCGGGTATTTTTAAAAAGGTTACCGCTACCTTCTTTAGGTTGAAAAGCCATTAAATCATCTCCACAGGTTTTGCTACAGGTTTTAAGGTTGGTTTAATTTGTTGTGATGCAGCATTACCATCATCATCAGCTTGCACTACACCAACAAATGCTGCCAGCGCATATCTACGCATATAGGTTAATGCTGACCCTGCGCCTTGTGCGTCTGCTTTTTGGACAGGCACGGACATTTCTTGTTCAATCCATTCGCCAGAGTTATGACATAAGCGTGTTACCAGCCACATACGGCCTTCAAAGTAGTTTCCAGGCATCTGGATAACACTAAGACCGTTTGCAGCCATAAGACTGCGACAAGCATCCCAAACAGACTCCAAATCAGCATACCGAGATTTGAAGAAAGGATTTGCTGAATCTTTTTTAGCATAAGTGAGTTCCCCTTGAACTTTAGACAATGCGGTTGCTAGTTCTTTAATAGATTCAGATTGACTCATTTTTGACTCCGTATTGTTGGAATAGATGAAGGGCCAAATACATTACCAAAATCATTAAAAACATCTTGCAAAAGATTGTTGCGTTTGTTGTTGGGTTTACCGCACGCTGCGCGGATAACATCCACATCGTCTTGCGACAATTCTGTGCCGTATTCCATGTTATCTAACGCCACTTCTAAGCGTTCTTCCATTTCAGTCATTACTTCTGCCATTTTGTCTTGTTGATTCATAACTTCCCCTTTTAAAAATGCCCCCAATTAAGGGGGCTGTTAATTAAATTGCTTTGTAAATTGCGTCTGATTTCATAAAATCTACTAAACGCAAAATTTCGTCAAACGATAAATCTGGGCAAATTTCTTTGATTTCGTTATACATTGCCTCTGTTACAAGCCAACCGTCTTTAGTTATATATTCCATTTAAATCCCCTTAAATGTTATAGCAAAATTGCTATATAAAGACTTTAACACAAGTGAATATAAAAAGTAAAGTCTATGCAAATAAACAACATTTAAGTTAAACTGCGTTAATGGACACAAAATTAAAACTAAGCGATGGTGCAATTATTGACCTACTAGGTGGTACAGCAAAAGTAGCTAGAATGTGCAAAATAGACCCTGCTGCCGTATCTAACTGGCGTATTAGGGGAATACCAGCCGACAAATATATGCTTTTAGGCGCAAGAATTGAAACAGAAAGTCATGGCTTGGTAACCAGACAAGACCTGTTTCCTACTAGCTTTTGGCTTATATGGCCTGAGTTGCTTAAAAACAACGCTTTTGGCACTCAAAATGAAACTGAATAATGTAACTATTTGCGCCATAGATTCTGTACAGCCTGACAAAGCATTAAAAGCTATGCAAAAAAGTAAACGCCAAATTCAATTTGGTGATGATTTATTTATAAACCATGCCAGCATTAATAGCCGACAAGCCTATAGCAAATTTGTGCTTCAAGAACTGCATAAATACATCAAGACGGACTTTGTTTTAATTGTCCAATGGGATGGGTGGGTAATTAATGCAAGCGCTTGGCAGCCCCAATTTTTAGATTATGACTATATAGGTGCAGTATGGCCCTGGCATCCTGAAGGGGTGCGTGTAGGCAATGGGGGTTTTTCCCTACGCAGTAAACGCCTTTTAGAATTGACGGCAAAACCTAAGTTTGTTTATAAAGATAAAAATGAAGATGACCTTATTTGCCATGTAAATAGGGATTACCTTGTAAACAATGGTATTAAATTTGCGCCAGAAGAATTAGCGAGGTATTTTAGCTATGAAAGAGAGTTGTCAAACTTAGAAACCTTTGGCTTTCATGGAGAATTTCATAGGGATAAATATTTGTAGTAAACTCGCAGTCCGCACCCCAAGCGTATTAAGTGGTTAAATCGCCAGCGTGGGAGAAAAGATAGGCTAGTGTGAACCCCATTGCAAGCCTCGTAGCGTTAAATGGCGACTACACAAGACGGAAAGGACTTGGGTGATACAAACTTTCCATCGAATGAACATTATCTTCGTGAAGGACTAGATGTCATAGACATTGGGTCGGCTGATAGTCCCCTATCACCCTTGGTCAAGTTATGTCTAAACCATATACATATTGATGACTATATGTATAAATTGTGTAATATTTTATACATTATTTTATTGAAATTTCATGCACTTTTTAAAGTTTGGCAAAATACAACAGTTAGGGAAAACACCTACATAAAACTATTGCATTACGAATAAACTACAGTTTTACAAGGGGAAAATATGAAAGACGGACATTTAGTTGGTAATGTAGTTTTTGGCAACACCACCATTGAGTTGCGTGGTTATAACGGTGAAAGAGAGTACGCTTACATTGGCG